ACCCCGCTAATAATGCCTTTAATGCTAACGCACTATCCACTTGTCCTGTAGAGTAGACACCAAGATTAGAACGAGCTGTAGCTACGTTAGACAGTGAAGCTAATGTACCATAGTTTGTAATATGCGTATTAAGGTTAGATTGTACTGTATCAGCACTACCATAGTTATCAAACGCTAAAGCCCAATACGCTGCCTCAGTTGCAGGGTCTTTGTTTGTTCCTACTTGCAAAGCCTTATAAACAAGACCATTACGTTGAACGTAAGATTTGTAGTTTGCATGATATTGATATTCAACTAAAGCATCCCACTCAGGAACACCCATTTGAAACGTATATGCAATACTTGTGTCTTGTCTGTTTTGAAGCCAATTCATATATTCATAGTTAGGCTTCTCAACGATATGACCTGTTTGAATCTTTGTACTGTTTGGGGCAACACTACCACCACCAGCAGCACTAGCCCACTGGTAGGTTAGGTCTGGTTTAACTATTTTAGCCATTTATCACCTCTTTAGCATTTTAAATCAACTGACAGACAACACGTTAGTTTCTGCTACGCCCGTTAGGTTAGCCCCAACATATATTTCTTCTCCGTACAATACATAAGCGGTATTGCTTGGTATTAAACCTAACAGTGTATCGCCATCAGCTTTGTATGCACCATTAGTTACTTCCCATTCTCTTGTCGTAGTGTTGACAAACAGCTCAAATACATCAGCAGCATTAAAAGTTAAGACATTTAAACCAACATTTTGCGTACTCTCAGAGTACGACCCAAAGTCTCTCGCTATGTTTACACTACCTGTAGTTGTCCCATAAGCATTAAAAACATAATTAAACCCTACGTAACCAAGCAGGTTATTAGCTGAGTCATAGCACCTTGCCCTAATGCGATGCGTAATGCCATTGTTGAAGGGATTACTTGCGATATTATTGTTGGCAGTAAAATTAAATCTAATACTGCTAGAACCTGTATAACTGTGAGATTCAAAAGCTGTAAGCCATGTTTCACCTGCGCCACTCGTAGAGACAGGGGCATTTAGTAGCATCGAGCGACTAGCTCCTTCGGTTTTTGTATAGCTATAAGCGGACGTAACAGTCCATTTTTTCTCGGGGACGATTAGGTACGGATTAATTAACATCATGCCCGTGTACCTATCAATGTGATTTTCAAACCTTTAGCTGTACCGTCACCAATTTGGTCAATATCAATTGTAATTTCAGTGTCGTCAGCTAGAGATGTATCACTAATAACTGCGGCTGTTGCGGCTGTGGTTGATGTCTTCTCAGTGTTATCAATTGTGAGTTTAGTGCTTAAAATCGTTGTGCCGCTATCGTTAATATCAACAGTAAAAATAGATCCGCTTGTTTGTGCTGTTGTCAAAGAAGCTCTGACGGAGCTAACAGTGAAGGCATAAGGCATACGAAACGTCACCTTTGCTGTACCCGTAGTTAATGCTGTTGTCTCATCACTAGCTGCTAATATAATCGACTCACCGCCGTTGCTGAATGTCTTAATTGCACTAAGCAAGGCTTTAACATTGCCACCGCTTTGAACTAACTCTATATATTCTGTACCTGCCAGTGTACCGTTTGCGCCTAAATCACTAATTTTCTTGTCTGTCATGTCATCCCTCTAATAGTCTGTAGCTGCCATCTTCTAATAGTCTTGCGCTGCTGTCCTCTAATAACCTCAAACCACTTCCGCCCAAGTATTCAATCTCATAGCTGACACAAATAGGTAAAGGAATGATACTTCCAATACTACTAAGCCCCCTCAAGAAATACTCTTGTAGTGTTGTTAGCGTAGCGTAGTGTGTAATCTTTAAATGTGCGTTACCCATTTCTACTATGCTGCTGTCTGTTCTACTAACAATGTAATTAACAGCATCAATAACACCTTGAGGGGTTGTATTTGAAGTGTTAGCTACAATTCTAGCTTTAATAATAAAACGGTAAGTATCATCATCTACTTCAAATGAAGCACCCTCACTATCAGAGATTGATTTCCAAGTTCCACCTAAAGCTGCATCGTATAAACTACCAAATGTTTGTGCTTCTGTTGCCCCATCAAAACCAAAGAAGGGGAACAACGAGAAGTCAACTAACACTCTTGGCTGACCTACAATAGCCCCAATCATGTCTAGTTGACTACCGACTGCCGTCTCTAAGCTTCTAAGGCCAATCAAGTCTTGAAGCATATCTTGTATTTCAGTAATTTCTGTGATAAAGATATTGATATGGGCATCAAAGATTGGTTTGTTTTTGAATTGTTGTGTATATCGGCTTCTAGCTTGCGTAAGGTAATCTACTTCTGTTATACTGCCCATGAAGCCTCCTTACACAAACGATACTAAGATATTAGAAGCTGATATGTTGACAATCTCGTTATAATCAACTGATATGTTGCTTGTACCAACGGGGGATGCACTTGTACCAATTGTCATACCACTAACATAGAATCCACCAGTTGCACTATTGATTGGTGTGTACAATCGACTGTACAAAACATCTTCGCCAATACCAAGTGTACTTAAATAATCAACTAAAGCTGTACGGATTAAATCTTCACCGTCTGTAGGGAATGTACTGTCTACAGAGATTGTCAACGAAATATAAATTGGCAGGTCTGTAGGTCTATCAAATGATATATCATGTAATATGCCTTGACTATCTGCCACACCTGTTGTAACTGTACCGTAGCTTAAAATACCTGCGGGCTTGTTATCCCATATAGCTTGTGCAATCTCTGTAGTGATACCACCTAATACAATAGGATAAAAGCTGTGTGCGGGGACAGGTGGTGATACGAAAGCTGTGTCTGTCTCGTTTTCATAAATAACAACCTGTTTAACACCATCAAGTTTTAATACAGAGGCATAAATAGCTTCGTAGGTGTTGCTACCATCTTGGAATTTAGCTTGTAAGAATCGTAACCGTAATTCAGCATCAGTCTCAACAACTTTACCTGCGATAGCTGCAAACGGGTTTGTCACCGTATCCCAACCAACTAAAGGTGATTGAATAGTTTCAACAGTGTTAGCGTCTTGTAGATTAACACCTGTCTCTGTACAAGTAGCTAAGGTTTGTTTCTTAGCTTTGTTAATCGTAAATTGTGTTGCTACAAAGTCACAAGCATAGTCTTGGTTTGTTACTTGAACAAGTAAGTCTGCACCAACCAATGTAGCTTCAATATAAGTGGAGTGTGAGGTGTTAACAACACCCATTAATCCGTTGACAATACTAGAAGTAGTAGCACTAACACCGCTAGTATAAGTAACAGTAACGGGATTAAGATTGCTACCAAGAACCTTATAGGTGAAAGAGTAAGCCGTACTATCTGCCACAACTGTAGGGGTGATTTGGATTGCTGTAGCACCTGTTTCATTGAGAGTGATAGCCTCCTGAAATTCAAACACTTTGTTTGTGTTGGCACTACGAACATAACTACCATCAGGAATTGTTACACCATAAGTTCCGTAGCTAACTAACAGTGCTTGCGAGGCTGTAGCTGTATTACGAATAACTCCGCCTAATGCACACAACTCCTCTAATGAAACACCTGTAGCTTGGTTAATATCAAACGAGCTGTACACTTGCTGACTCACTTCCCAAAGCTCTGCTAGAGGTTCAGCAATAATCTTAATCCACCTTCCTAGTACACTGTTATCTGTTGTATCTAGTACATCACCACCTGTTAAGAAGCCACTAAACTCTGTATTAGCACTTGCTTTAAGAGAGGAAATAATATCTGTTAATCGTTTAACACTAAAACCTGTCGTGCTTAATCCTGCCATATCCCTCTCCCTATTTTAAACACCAATTGAAGCAGTCAGAGTGGAATAGAAACCATCAACGGTTCTCACTGTAAACTGAATTGTAATCTTTCTTGTTGTCTTATCGACTACGCTACTGTAAGCTGTAATCTGCAACACCTCTTGTTCTTTTAATATCTCAGCTTGAATGATTGCATCAACAGCAGCTTTAGACCTATTCTTGCCAGCAATCTGATTGAAGTAGTCAATACCAATAGTGCCATCTAAGAACCATTCACCTTTAAATGTCTGTAATCTTATCTTTAGTCTTTGAGCTAGGTTTTCAGATGTTGTAGTAGTGAATG